CACCAGCTCCTTAGGGGCTACTTGGGGCCGGCAGTGGGAGATGCGCAGCCAGTTCACCGGCTACAACTGGGCTCTCCTCCAGCAAGGCATCAAACCCCAGGGCACTATCGTCCGTGGCATCTCCATCCTCAAGACCAAGTACGACACGATGGAAGTCCCGACCTATCGTAGCCCTCATGAAATCGCCCTCTGGGAGAAGCAAACTCTCAGAGATATCAAACGAATGATAGCTTGCTGGGAAGAGGGGTACTGGGATTATGACATCGACGGGGCGTGTACGGAATATGGTGGTTGCCAGTTTCAGCGAATCTGCAAATCCAGCAACCCCGATGAATGGCTTCCAGCACATTTCGTGCAGCGTGTGTGGGACCCATTGGAGCGTGCTGAGATTAGTGTTGCCGATTACGAGTCTAAGTGGGGCTTCGTCCGGCCAGAAGAAGCACCTCCTGCCCCAGGACTCCCTGGATTGTTGCTTGGAGACGGCCATGCGCTTGGTGAAGAATTGAAAGGACTGATGTAATTATGACAACGTCAACAGTAGTTCTTCAGGCTTTACTTGAATTTCTCTGCGGAGCAGTAATAGGTGCCTTAGTGATGTATTTTTATCAGAAGTGACATGCAATTCTTCCGCCACTTCTACATCGGAACTAACTACCTCGGCTCTTCTGAAGACCGCATCCGATTCATTCACGGGGAAGCCCAACAGCCTGTCCCTTACGTGATGTTCTGCCCGTGCTGTGGGGAGATTTGGGCGAGGATGCCGGTGCTCAACTCAATGGCGGATTGGCGGATCATCGGGGGGTATTGCGAGAAGCACGGGAAGTCCCGCTATGCAATCGCAGGCTCCCTGATGCTGAATTGGGAACCGGAACTCACCGCTATCTTGCCGGATGAAGTTATCAAAAGGGAATTCGCCCTTCACTTACGACTATGGGATAAGGAAAATGACAGAAAGCTGGAAAGAGCCTGAAGAGGACAACATGTCGATAGGGGAGCTAGCCGAATACTTGCTATCCTTTCCGGCAGAGATTCAACATTTACCAGTGAAGGTCCTTTGGGAAGGGCAGATATTCCCCGTCAACAAAGCCAGATTCGACTTCACTGATGGAAAGCGCTACTACGCTGAATCCCTGATGAAAGGGAAAGCGACATACACAGGAATTTACCTGGAACTCTACGCGGATCACATGTAATGACACTCGAACAAGGTACAGCAGTAGGAGACTCCGCTGATCTTCCAGGAATGGAACTATCGGCACTACCGGGCGTAAATTGTATGCTGATGGGGCCATCAGGCACAGGCAAAACCCACGCCATCGGAACCATTGCCGAAGCCTACCCCGATCTGGAAGTGTTTTACCTCGGTCTGGAACCCGGGATGGAAACCCTGCTCGGCTACTACAAGAGCAAGGGGAAACCTCTACCCCCTAACCTCCATTGGCATTATCTCGAAGCAGCTAAGGCATCGTTCAAGGACATGCTGGAAGGTGCGAAGCGAGTTAACACGATGTCATTGGAAACACTGGCGAAAACAAATGATCCCAACAGATCCAAACACAATCGATTTATCAAGCTCCTCGAAGTCCTTAACGATTTCCCTGACGACAGAACAGGCAAGAAATTTGGCTGCGCTGATGAGTGGGGTCCGAACCGAATCCTTGTTATCGACGGAATGGCCGGTCTGGCTCGCATGGCAATGTCCCTCGTCGTGGGAAATAAGCCTGTCAAGAATATTAGCGACTGGGGAATAGCCCAGGATCAGATCGAGAAGGTCATCAACCTCTGGACGGACGCTTGCAAGTGCCATTTCATCCTCATTGCTCACGTCGAGCGGGAAAAGGATGAAGTTCTCGGTGGTATCAAGCTGATGGTCAGCACTCTCGGGAATAAGTTGGCCCCGAAGTTGCCAGCAATGTTTTCGGATGTGATTCTCGCTGTCCGCGAAGGTTCCAAATTCACATGGGACACAGCCAACTCACAGGCTGACGTCAAGACCCGCAACTTGGCAATTGCCGCTGGATTGCCCCCGGATTTCAAGCCGATCTTCACTTCGTGGCTGTCGCGTGGTGGGAAGTTTGTTGAGGGCGTGCGGGATGCGAATAGCCCCCCGGAGGAGTGATGAGAATAGTAGACACAGATAACTTTGCTGGAGATTACCCGGATGAGAAATTTATTCTGGGCTGGGTGACTGAAAAACAGGGAAAAGAAATTGTGGAAGTTATTAATAGAGTCCTCAATGAGCGTGGAGAGTGCTCTAGGTATTATAAAGTAGTAGCAGATGATTATCAGCTCCAACCGGGTTTTCAACCGTGATTAACAAATAGTAATCGCGGGTAATAACTACCCTAACCCTGACAGGAGGTGCGTAAATACTAGCAAAACTGGCTATTAACTAGCCCCAATCGGTAATATAGTTTCTCTACGGTGCGAGCACCGGCAAATGTTACAAACTCTCTTAATCTCCGAGGTCATTCCATGTTTGACGCAGATAGCTTTTTGAATTCCGCAGTAACCGGCTCCAACTCCACCAAAGTCGTTCCGTGCCCCATGGGGGAATTCCCTGGCGTCATCGACAAGATCGCAGCACGCCAATGGCAGTCTGGCGACGGCACGAAAACTGGTGTCGCCCTCGATGTGACCTGGGCAATCGAAGATGACGAAGCCAAAGCCACAACTGGCCGTGATGTCGTCACCGCTCGCCAAGGCATCATGCTGGATCTCACCCCCGACGGTGCTATCGACATGGGGGAAGGAAAGAATGTGGCCCTCGGTCGCTTGCGTGCAGCTACCGGCCTCAACGATCCGTCAGTCGAGTTCTCGTTCAACCAGCTCCCTGGCCGCATGGCTAAGGTCAAGGTCGGTCATCGCCCGGACAAGAACGACCCGGAGATTGTCTACGCGCAAGTTGATGCAGTAACCAGCCTGGGCTAAGCAACCCCCAGTAACAAAACTCGTTGCAATGGGCCGGCCTTCAGGGGCCGGTTCTTCCTGAAGATCTACAAAGGCTCAGACATGTTTAAAATCATTCTCGGATTAACCATAGCCGCAAGTCTTTCTGGGTGTGACCTCTACCCACCCTACCGCGTGTATAACGCCAAAATGAATGGAGAAGCTGAATTAGCTCAGGCGAATTACGCAAAACAAGTTCAAGTGCAGGATGCTCTGGCTAAGAAAGAAAGTGCAAAATCTCTAGCAGATGCTGAAGTTATTCGAGCCTCTGGAGTAGCAAAAGCTAATGCTATCATTGGGGAATCTCTGAAAGGGAATGAAAGCTATCTTCGTTATCTGTGGATTCAAAATCTCTCGGCATCTGAAGGTAAGGGTCAGGTTATCTATGTTCCTACCGAAGCCGGTCTTCCTATACTCGAAGCCTCCCGGAAACCCTAGCCATGCTCGCCCTCTTCATCGCAGTCTTTCTCCTGGCCGAATCCCGCGCCCATTGGCTGTGGTGGGGGTCGTTCATAGCAGTCCTTTTCGTTACCTTCATCGCGTCATTGCATGGGGCATAAATTCCCCTACTCAACCTCCAGGAGCCTTCGCGCTCCCTTTTTAGCTGAAAATCCCCAACAAGCAGGAAAATGCAATGACAGCACAGCTAATTAAGACCTCTGACATCCAGATTGACCTGAATCGCCAACGTAGAGAATTCGAATCCCAAGCACTCGCGGAGCTAGCTGCCGGTATCCGTGCCCGAGGCCTCATGCATGCCATTGTCCTCCGCGAACGGGATGGCGCTATGGTTCTCGTAGCCGGTGAGCGTCGGATGCGCGCTATCGATGAGGTGCGCATGCTCGGAGGTACGATCAAATACAACGGAGAGGTAATTCCTGATGGTTATTTACCTTACGTCACCCTTGGTCAGCTCTCCCCGCTCGAAGCGGAAGAAGCAGAACTTGAGGAAAACTTACACAGAAAAGACCTTACATGGCAGGAACGTGCTGCGGCATTGTCGAGGCTCCACAACCTACGCAGTAAACAGGCACACGCGGAGGGAAGGGTCCACACCGTGGCTGATACAGCCGTCGAAGTCAAGGGGCGTTCGGACGGGAATTTTCAAAACACGGTTAGAAAGGACATCATTGTCAGTCAGTACCTTCATATACCGGAAATTGCAAAGGCCAAGAACACTGACGAAGCATTCAAAATACTGAAGAAGCAAGAGGAAACCCGCAAATACGCGGACCTCGCCAAGCGCGTAGGTGCTACTCTCTCCCACGAATCCCACAAGGCGTTCAACGTCAATTGCCTCTCGTGGATGCTCACTACAGACCCGGAGCAATTTGATGTTATTCTTACAGACCCGCCTTACGGCATGGGAGCAGATGAATTCGGTGATGGGGCTGGTAAGTTCGGAGGTATCGAACACCATTACAAGGATGACTACGAATCCTGGCGATCTCTTATGCAGGACT